CACACCGGGCCGTACATCACGCTCGAGTCGATGCCCCCGGAGATCGCGGCCCTGGAGGGTGGAGGCTCCGGTTACCGGACGGACAGCTCGTTCCGGGGCATGACGTTCGCGGATGCAAAACGGCGCTTTCAGGAAAGCCTGAAAGAGTTCAGAGGCTCAAAGAATTCCAGCAAGGCTCCTATTTTACCCTATGGCATGAAATTCCAGCCAACTTCCATGCCGTTGAACGACGCTGAATTCCTTGGAACGAGAAAGTTCCAGGTTACGGAAATTTGCCGCTGGTTTGGCGTTCAGCCGCATAAAGCTTTTGATTTGGAAAAGGCTACATTCAGCAACATCGAGCATCAAAATATAGACTTCGCAACGGATACGATTCTGCCGTGGTGCGAACGCATTGAGCAGGAATTTGACCGCAAGGTTTTCAGCGAAGAAGATAAGCGGGCAAACCGCTACTTTACAGAGCATAACATGAACGGCATTCTCCGCGCCGACATTGCCAGCCGGTCTACTTTCTATCGTGAAATGCTCGACCGCGGAGTTTTTACCATCAACACTGTATTAAGACTTGAAAATATGAACACGGTGCCGGAAGGCGATCGCCGGTTCATCCCAATGAATATGCAGCCCCTCGATAAGGTAGATGAAAATCAAGCTGCTGCCAGGGCGATAATGTTACAGGAACTTAAAAATTACAAAGTCAATGAAAACTGAATATAGGTTCGGCGAAGTCAGGGCATTACCGGAAGGCGAAAGCCGCCAGGTCGAGTTCATCATTTCATCCGAAAAGAGGGATCGCCACAATACCATTTTGAAGCTGGATAACTGGGAGTTGGAAAATTACAACAAAAATGGCATTGTAGGCTTTGAACATGATCTTCCTATTTACGACTGGTTTATCACAAATGCCAATCCTGACCGCATCATCGGTAAGGGTAAGGCATTCAAAGAAGATAAATACCTCATTGGCACGGTTGATTTCGAGCCTGAGGACATCAATCCACTTGCGGAAAAGGTTTTCAGAAAGGTAAAGCATGGCACACTTAAAAGTACTTCGGTCGGATTCTACGAGACGAAAAAAGGACATTACGGAGAAGGAGACGAGGCACGAGGCGGAAAGAATGAAACATACTATTACGGCGGACAAGAGCTGCTGGAATTCTCAATCGTTTCCATCCCTTCGAACACAGACGCGACAAAGCGCGGAGTAACAAAAGACATCGAACTCATCAGCCTCATGATCCAGCAGAAAATGCCGGAGCTGTCGCTGGCAGATGTCAGGAAGCTGACAGTTGGCGACGTGCTGGATATTCTGGAAGGCCGCAAAAATGAAGCGGAAGCGCAGAAAGCTGCAATGGAAGTAACCAGGCGGAGGCTTGCTTATAAAACTAAATTACTTGAATTGATATAAAATTTTTTATAACTCAAAATCAAATAGGACAATGAAAAACAAAATGTTTCAGGTATTATTTACCACCCTGCTAACGGCCATGCTCATTACGGCTGCTGGCATTGATTCAATAGCTGTAGTATCGGCCCTCTCCGTTGGAGCTGGTGTACTGAGCTATTTTGTAGTTGTTCCCGGCGCCGTATTGGGCGAAGGGATTGTAGTTACCGCAAAATCAAAAGAACTCCGGGAAAGAGCCGGAAAGATTATCGCTGATATGCGGGCTATCACTGATCAGGAAACGATCACCAAAGAGGATGAGGCGAAGTGGGATAAACTAAACGATGAGTACGAACAGCTCATCCGCCACGCTGAAATGATCGAAAAAACCGCTAAAGAAAATGCTGAAAAGCGCAATAACCTTGGCCAATCCAGGATATTGGGCGGCGAAGAAACGGTTGATCCTAAGGAAGTTGAACAAAGGTATGTTAATGCTTTCGTTAAATACGTCCAATATGGTTTCGGATCGCTCGAAGCTGACGAAAGAAAGCTGGTTCGCGAACGGTTCATCGGTGATAAGAGGGCGCAAAGCACTACTACAACTGAAGGCGGCTACACAATTCCCGAAGGATTCTCCGGCGAACTGGAAAAGATGATGGCCTACTATGGCGGAATGTTGGAAGCTGCCAGAATTTTCCCGACGGCATCCGGCAACGCGATCCCCTGGCCAACATTGGACGACACGGCCAACAAGGGTAAACTTTTGGGCGAAGGCGGCGACGCTACTACCGACGCAAACGATATGGTATTTGGCACCAAAACGCTGAACGCCTATAAATTCTCTTCTGACTTGCTGTTGGTAAGTTCTGAACTGTTGCAGGATTCCGCTTTCAATTTCGACCAGGTTTTAGGAGAAGCGCTGGCGGAAAGAATTGGCCGCATCCTTAATCAATACCTTACCACTGGAACCGGAAGCAGCCAGCCTCATGGCGTTGTTACGGCATCCGCAAAGGGCGCAGATGCTGCCGCTGCCGCTATCACGTTCGACAACCTGATCGATCTGTTCCACGGCGTTAACAGCGTTTACCGTCGCAATGGCATCTGGATGTTTAACGACAACACGCTGAAGGCTTTGCGTAAGCTGAAAGACGGCGAAAACCGCTACGTATGGCAGATGGGCGACGTAAGGACCGGCGAACCGGCTACTTTGCTTGGCAAGCCTTACATTGTAAACGACGACATGGCCGACATTGGAGCCGCCGCAAAATCTGTTATTTTCGGCGACTTCTCGAAATACATCATCCGCCGCGTAAACGGCATCGCTTTGAAACGCGCTGATGAAAGGTACGTGGAAACCGATCAGGTTGCATTCGTTGCGTTTGCTCGTTACGACGGCGAATTGATCAACACAAACGCGGTTAAACACTTGTTACACGCTGCATCTTAATCATGGTGAAGGTTAAAATACTGCAGAGTTGCGCAGGGCTTGACTTTTCTTATTATCCGGGCGAAGTTGTTGAGATGGATGATCAGAAAGCCGGATCGTTTGTAAAACATGGCCTTGCGGAACTCACTGAAAATCCAAAGCCGGTTGAAAAACCGGTGGAGGATTTGAAACCAGAATCGAAGCCTATTTCGAAACCGAAAAAGTCAAAAAAGAAGTAAATGCCGCTAAAACTCATAACGCCTCCATCAGGCCTTGCAGTTGATGAAACTGTAACTAAACAGCAGCATCTCCGGATCCTTCACGATCTGGAAGATTCTGTCGTTGAGCAGTACATCAAATCAGCAACTGACGAAGCCGAACGAAAGACCGGCCGGCAACTGTTAGAGGCTACTTATGAGTTGATTTTGGACGGTTTCAATACGGACGTTAAGGACCGGATATATCTTCCCAAACCGCCGTTGAAAAGCATTGAATCAATTACGTATTACGACGCTGCAAACCAGCTTCAGACTTTAGAAACGTCGAAGTACTACGTTGAGCTCAATGAAATTCAGGGTTACGTAGAGTTTCTGGAAGCTACGCCTGCAGTGTATGATCGTAAAGACGCTGTAAAAATCACTTTCAAAGCAGGTTACGGCGCCGCCGCTGATCTGCCGGAAAGTATTAAGCAGTGGATAATGATCCGCACTGCCAACTTCTTTGAGTTCCGCCAGGGCGCCGAAAAAGCTGAAATGTCAGACGCTTTGTTATGGCCTTTTATGTTGCCTGAATTGATATGATCATTGGCAAATTAGATAAAGTAATTGAAATACGTCAAAAGACAACCTCAAAGGATCTGTCCGGGGAGGATGTAGACAATTATGATACTGTATTTGCTACCGTATTCGCTCACTGGAAGCCACGGCGGGGAACAGAAGGATTCGAAGCCGGGCAACTGGTTGCCGTTGGCGTTGGCGAACTGGAAATCCGCCGCTTGCCTGGCATTGATGAAACCATGAAAGTAGTGATGGATGATGTTTGGTACGACATCCTAAACGTGATGGACATAGGCCGGGAAGGGCATTCTTTGGAAGTCAAAAAGAAAGACAATGAAGGCTGAAATCAGTTTGAAGTTTACCGGCATTGAGGATGTGGACAGGGCATTGAGAATCATTCCCAAAAAGCTGAATAAAAAGGTTCTCAATTCCGCTTACCGGAAAGGAGCTACGATCCTGATTAAAGATGCGCGTTCCAGATTGCCGGTAGGGGAAAGCCAAAACCTGAAAAAATCAATCGGGACCGAAACTGTAAAGGCTGACAACGACGAGGCGGCTGTAAGAGTAGGGCCGAGGCGGAAAAAGAAAAAACCATCTATGCAAGGCTGGCACTCTCATTTGGTAGAATACGGAACGAAAAGCCGATCTCCGGTTGATAAAAAAAAGCTGGTTTTCAGGAATAAGCAGGGTAAAAGAATATTTGTCGACAGCGTGGCTCCAATGAAAGCGCAACCGTTTATGAGGCCGGCCATTGATGCAACAAAGAGCCAAGTGCAAGAGAAGATTAGGATTGAGATAGGGAACGTGCTGGAAAAAGAACTTAGAAGGCGACTACTAAGATGATAGGCAAAGCGATATATGACATCTTAAGCAAGGATCCGGACGTTTCCGCAATTGTCGATACGCGGATATATCCGGTTGTCATTGAGCAAAAGGCTGCAAAGCCTGCTATCGCTTACAGGAAGGTTGCCAAAACCGGGCATGATACAAAGCAAGCCGCATCAACGCTGGATAAAGTAAGGGCGGAAGTTACAGCGGTGCATACCCGCTATATGTCAATTCAGGACATGGCAGAAAAAATCAGGCGGGCGCTGGACAAAAAGTCCGGAACATTCGCAGGCGTTACAATTCACAGTTCATACTTCATCGATGATGAGGATGAATATGATAACGAGGCGAAGGCATATTTAAGAATACTTACATTTGAATTTTTCATAACAAGGAATTAAAAACTCAAAATAAAAATGGCAAATATTGATGGAACCAAATTGCTGATCAAGATAGGGGGGAACGTAGTTACTGCCCTTACCAGCAACAACATGTCGAATGAAGTAGACATGATCGAAACTACCTCTAAAGATTCGGACGGCCACAAAACGTTCATAGCCGGCGAAGATACCGGCACGTTCGATATTGAGGCGTTGAACGATCCTTCCGGCACTCAAAATGAGGAGGACATCATTGATGCGCTGCTGGCAAAAGTTCCCGTAACCGTATATTGGGGCGGAATTGAAGTAGGCGATGTATATTGGACGGCATCCGCGCTCATTCAGTCTGTTACCTGCAACGGGCCGAAAAATGAGGTAGCCTCTTATTCCGCTACGCTGCAAAGAACAGGCGCAATCACAAAAGCTACTGTGGCATCCTAAAATTTAAAGTATGGTGACACTAATTAAGGTTGGAGAAATTGAACGTCCTTTCCTGTTTAGCTGGAAAGCGATAAAAGAAGCGGACAAGTTAGCTGAAGGATTGAGCGAATTTGAAGCCATCGAAACTAATATTTATTTGGGCTTCAAATACGGCGCCCTGAAAGCAGGTAAAGAGGTTGACTTTACGCAGGAAACAATAGCAGAATGGTTAGATGATGATCTGACTTTAGGCGCCCGTTGCTTACAAGCAATCCTCGATAGCCAAAAAAAGTTCGCGGGACTTCAGGTGGACCCGGCAACCCGGAAAAAGTAGATTGGGACGACCTGGAGTCCGTAGCTTTCGGAGTTTTAAACCTTACGCCTGAGCAGTTCTACGATCTCACTCCGCGGGAGTTTGACAACATGCTGGAAGGCTACAGGAAAAAAGAGGAGAGGCGGTTTCAAAATGAATGGGAAATGACGCGCTGGTTAGCTTTTAGGATTGCCGCTCCGCCGATAAGCGGAAGCCCAAAGAAGCCAACCGTAAAACTTAAAGACTTCGCGCTGTTTCCGTGGGAAAAATCAGAGATGCTGCCGCCAATGAGCAAAGAAGAATTCGAGAAAACACGTAAAGCCTGGGGATTGTAAAAGATGGCAAGTTCATCCATACTCGCAAAAATGGCCCTGCAGATCGGGGCAAACACCACGGAGATGAAACGTGGCCTTGCAGATGCGAGGCAGCAGTTATCAGGCTTCAAAAATACGCTTCACAACTTTTCGAAGGGATTGAAAGCGATAGGCGGCGTAATGGCCGGCGCGTTTAGCGCAAAGGCAATGTTTGATTTTGCCGCCGAATCCGCCAGGCTTGCAGACGTTCAACTGAAAGCTGAGGCGCAACTACGCGCAGCATTAAAAGGCAATGAGGAAGCCTTTGAACGGCTAACCAAAAAAGCATCAGAGTTTCAATCTGTTTCACTGTTCGGGGATGAGCAACTGATCCCGATGCAGGCGCTGTTGGCCTCAATGGGATTGGCCGAAGATCAGATTAACAGCACATTAAAAGCCGCTATGGACTTGTCCGCTGGAACTGGCATGAGCCTGGATTCGGCGGTTAAAAACTTAGCTAAAACGTTCGGCGGCATGACCGGCGAATTAGGCGAATCTATTCCCGCTTTAAAGAACCTAACCCAAGAACAATTGAAGGCCGGAGAGGCTATCAAGTTTGTCCAGAATGCTTTTGAAGGACAGGCCGAAGCCGCCGCAAAAACCGGCTTAGGCCCGGTAAAACAATTTCAAAACGCCTGGGGCGACGTACGGGAAGAATTTGGCAAAATGCTTATGCCTGCAATTGCAAGCGTAACGCAAGGCCTGGCCAGCCTTATGCCAAAACTAACTGAAGGTATGCAGGCTGGTAAGAAGGTTATCATTGATGTGATAAACTATTTCATTGATCTGTATAATGAATCAATCATTTTCCGGGGAGCTATTGAAGGTATCAAACTGTCATTTAAGCAGGTTTGGGAGGGTGTGAAATTATTTTTTAATCTATTTGTTAATTCCATTACCTCAACCGGTAAAATATTAGCGTATGTTTTCAGCCCTAAGAATTGGGGCGCAGGATTTGGCGCCGGCTTAAAAGACCTGGTAATGGAAGGATTTGGCGGCGTGGTTGATGAGGTTTGGAAGTACGGCGAAAATACCGCTACAAATTTCAAAAACGCGTATGAGGGCATGATGCGTAAAGACAAGATCGCCCTTATATCAACTGAAGATGTAGAAGTCGCAAAACAAACCGCCCTTATGGCAGGGCAACAGATAGGCGAAGCGCTAAAAGCCGGCATGTCTTTACAAACGCAGGCTGCAAAAGGACCGGGCGAACTGGAAGGGATAACATTGCCAGGCTTACAAGAGGCTGGGCTGAATAAGTTTAAAGAAAGCATTGCCGCTTACAAGGAGGGACTTCAATCTGTAAAAGATGCTGCGAATGAAACCGGAGAATCAATTACGGAAAGCATGAGAGAATCTGCAGAAAGCGCGCTTTCTGGGTCAGAATCTTTCAGGGACGCGGCAAAGAGGATCGTCAACTCTTTTATATCGCAGGGTATTGCCGCTGTGATTGCCAACACATTAAAGGCGGCGGGTATATTTGGCCCTGCCGGTGTAGCCCTGGCCAGTCTGGCCGGTGTAGCTGCAAAGAACTTATTCTCCTCCGCCGTTCCCAAACTGGCGCAGGGCGGTTTGGCATACGGACCAACGCTGGCCATGGTAGGGGACAACCGCGGCGCCGGAACGAATCCGGAAGTTATCGCGCCGCTGTCGAAGTTGAAAGACATGATAAACTTTGACGATTCGCGAATAGTATCAGCAATCAAAAGCATGCAGCGGGTGAACGTGAATGTTGACCTGTCCGGCGTATCGGTTTCAAACGGTTACAGCCGTCAGAATTATTTGAACAGGAAATTAGCTTTTGCATTGAGGTGAAAAAGGCTCAAAAGTACATATTGAACTCCAACTACTTAGGGCGTAAAGAGCTGTCATACGAGCCGGAAGGATGGGATTCTCAGGGCATTGTCATTGCCCGCGATCCTCAATATCATGGCATCTTTGAAGAGGTAGCAAATAATTACCGATTCGTAAAAGACGGCATGGAATATATCCAGGGCCTTTATGAAGAAAAGGGTATTCATGAAGATTTATTCCTGCTGGTTTATGAACTGGATGAAAATGAGAAGTACCAGGTAGCCTTTAAGGGCAAAGCCCTGATGGACACATACAGGAAGCTGGAAACATTTGTTGAAATATCATTCATTGAGCTTTCTGACTTCAATGAAATCCGCAACATCGAAAACCGGAAAATAGACCTGCTATCAAACGTCGATAAGTATAACAACCCTATTTCATCGCCGGTCGATCGCCGGAAAACGATTGCTATCAACGGGAAAACGATTGTGTTGTCAAACTCATTTCTTACTGTTGAGGATTTAGACCCTATCCCGTATTCATTTCAGTTTGCTATCCCGTTCCGCCCCGGTTTAAACGAATCAAATTTTAAATCGCAGGGATTAAATCCGGTAGACGTGAATGGCGACGGCGCATTTTGGCGCAACACTTCGCAGGTGCCCCAAAGTTTTAATATTACCTATTTCCGCGTAGCATCCGAAACAGTTTACACCAATTCAATTTTTACTGGAACTTTTACGATGAAACTCTACATCATGGAGTATGTAGATGATGAGAGCGATCTCAATATTGTGGATGAAATTGAAATAGCGCAGGTATCGGCAGTAGGCGCCGGCATGACGACCGAATTTCACAACTGGACGAACATGGATGGCGTAGAATTCACGCTACAACCAGGCCAATTCGCGTCGATTGCTTTGTACAATTTCACCGATTTTGGCGACGTAGAATTTAATTTTTACGATGTTGAAATATACATCTACCACATGAGCGAA